GCATTACAAATCTACATACTTCTTCTGATACAATATCTGGAATTACATTGATTGGTCTACCATTATTTTCTGGATTATGATAGTCTATAGTTTGGAATTCAGATGATAAGATTTGAGCAATAAGCATTAAAATTACATCATGCTCAATCTTAGGATTATTATACTTCTCATGGATCATTGGGAAGTATTTAGATGCTTCAATCTTTTGTAGTTCTTTCTTGTTGATATTCTTTCTAGTAACAACACGAACTACTTTACCACCAACCATATAAGGTAATTGGCATAGCTTGTAAGATTCTAATAATCTTCTAGCTGCAATGATTAGAATGATATACTGTCTTACATTCATAATCTTAATAGATTGAGGATCATCAAACTCTTTAGCAAAGAGATAAGTTACAAGAGTCTTTTGTAAAGAGTTTACTATGAGTTTACCATCTTCGTCACAAAGTTGATTATAATAGAATTTGATTTCTTCTTCATCAAATGGCCCATATTTCAACTCAATGCGCTGCATAGTAGTTTCACAATTTACTTGAGTTTGAATAAGAATAGCTTCATTAATCTTAGCAGCATGTGCTTCGAATTTATCACATTCTGAGTTATTATCATCATCTCTATTTGAAGATGATAACATTACAAAGCCATATTCATAAGGAACATCTGTAACCTTAAATCTGATATCTCTATTGATAGCATTGTAGTTGAAGTGAATGATATTCTTATTATAAGTATATTTAGGAATGATTTGCATGATGATATTTTCTACCGTCTCAATAGAATGAGTAGTAGTATTTCTACCACGGATTGTTTGCATTTCCCATAATACGCCATTGTTCAAAGTATTCTTAGTTACATTACTTGATGCTGTTTCATATAACTTAGAAGACAAGTTAACCCCATATGTTTTAGAAGCTGCTTGGAATAATAAGTCGAATGCTTTAAGCAATACTGTTTTAATATCTTGAGGATCTATCTTCTTCTTTTCAATAAAATGAGTTAGAAGAGGGATCATCATATTCTGCATAACAGAAATCTTAAGCATAATTTTTGCATGGAAGTCAGAATATTCTAATACTGGAGACTTGGCATTCTTGTATGCTTCTAAATCATCAATAGAATATTGTTCCATATTCATTTGATCCAAATGATAATTCAAATAAGCAGCCATAGAAGAGCCATTAGGATTGATAAAGTATTTCCATAAGTCATTCAAGAACATATCAAGACTATAGTCATCAGTATTTACATCAATCATATATTTGATCTTTGCATATAATGCTACTAGTCTATGCTCTTTGTCATAATACTTTTCAAAGTAATTTAGGTAATTAGTACAATGATCTCTAAATCCAATTGCAATAGTACCATCTTCTTTTACTTTTGAGTCGCTATTGTAACAGCGTTTTGCTTTAATGGAAAAATAATCAATCATCATATTAGCTTCACAATCATCACTCATCCCAAAGAGTTTATGAATAGGAGCTATAATCATACCTCTAGTATGTGTAAATACGGCATCCTCTGCAGTTTGTGGTCTCCAATCATCAATATGTGGTTTTTGTTCCATATAAGGATTACCTTGCTGACTAGCGGCCATCATAGTCTTAACAGTATCATGTTTAGCAACCTTATCACCATCTTTTGTGATATTATGGTTAATAATAGATACTACTGGAATCTTTTCCCCTTTAGCATACTTACTTCTATCAAGTACAAGTCGAGGCATATAATACGCTTGATTATTATAAGTTAACTCATCCTCGATATCAACTTGATTATCTTTGTAGTAATCCATTCTTTACTCCTTCTCCTTACTATTGTTAAAGACTTATGTGAATTCTTGAGGTTTTCCACGCCTCATATTTATAGTATACAGACAAAACTGCGATTAGTAGTGTCTACTAACTTTCTTTACATAATTCCCACTACGTTTAGAAACGCTTTTATTTACACGCTGAACAGTCTTGACTGCCTTAACTTTAGTAGCATAAGCTTTTCCTTTTCCCTGCAAACTATCAGTATCAGAGAAATCGTCCTTTGAAACATAATTACTACCATACTTAGTACTAGACTGAAGTTTCTTGATATTCTGAACTTGGATAAGCTTTTCCTTACCACTCATAATTTGACTAGCAAGATTTTGTGGTTTATAAGGATAAGCATTCATCCACATAATTTTATTTTCTAAACCTCTTAGTTTAAAAAGGAGATAAGCAAAGTAAATAGATTTCACATATCCTACTATCTTATTTGGATTTGTAGTTATAGGGTGTTGTTTGAATACGATAGGGTCAAACTTTTTAACTAATTCTTTTATAAGAAGATCATTATGTTTAAATGCATTAGCATAGGTAAACATAAAGTTTGGGTCATTAGAGAATACTTTGATATCGTATCCACTAATTTTATTAAGTCTTTTTTGTACGTCATCATTTGTAGTAAACTCTATTACTACATCATAGAATATATTCTCATCTTTTTCTGACGGCATCATAATATAGAGAACATATTTTTCATTAGTGTTTTTATATAGAGTATAGTTTATCTTACCATTTACTCTAAGCATCATTTCATCAAATTTCTTCGTATAGAGTTGTCTGGCAGTCTCTGCCTCTCCAACCATCCTAGTACGGCCTCCAGATGGATTTTTGGCGTAATCATCAAAAGTAATTTGCATTTTCTTCTACCTCTTTTTCTTTTACCCTTATATAATAATGACGTCTAAAATACCCAGTAAGGATCTATTCCTTACTGGTGGTATCTTAGATTATTCTAAATTCGAGGGCAAAAATGACATTAAAATCATTTAATAATTTGTAGTTCAATGTGTAAAAAATTATTTTGAAAAATTGCTTTCAATTATATACTATAAATATGAGAAGTGAGTGTATAATATGACTCTAAGAAAGGTTGTGATAATTTTTTATAATAAACTAAAACATTCATTTCAAAATTGTGCAAGTTATTTCAAAAAGAGGTTTAAAATGGAAAAAAGAACAATGGAAAAAATCAACCTTAATTTTGGCGGAATTAATCTAAATGGTATTCTAATCCCAGAAACAACATCTGCAGAAGCTATTAAAAGTTTACTTGAGTTGCGCAGTCAAGTAAATTACTTTATTGATCTACTAGAATCAATGAGACCAGAAAAGGAAAAGGAATATACCGATATCATTCCTATCCCTCCTGAAACAAAATCTTTATCTCAAAGAGTACAAGAGTTCCAAGAAGAAAAGGAAAAGAAAAGTAAAACTATTAAAGGGAGCTTTGAGATCAAGAATAAAAAAGAAGAAAAGAAAGTTGATGTAGTAGAAGAATTAGAAACTCGTTTAGAAACAACTGAGGTTGAAGAAGTAGAATGTAGTAGAAAGACTTCTAGAAGATGTTTCTCCGAAGGTCAAAGACAGATTAGCCCTTACAAGAAGAAATACTGGTATACGTTAAATGATACTCCTGATGAAAAACTCATCAATGTAAAAAACATTCTATCATTTAATGAAAAAGTAACTCCTGAAATTCTTGGTAAGGAAAATGTTTTAAGAACTAAAATATTTGAAGTTGAAGGAACTAAATATATCTTATTATCAGTATTCTGTTCTGTTATGAATACGGCATATTCAAACGTAAATACATATGCTAATGAAAATTATGAAGACGTAAAACTAGCAATAGCATTATTCGAAGATGAATCTGGTAGAGAGTCTAGTAGAAAATTTATTGCTTTAAATTCTGTTCTTCATTTAATTAAGCAATACAATATCAAAATCAGAATTGAAGATATGGTAGAAGAAACCCAATTAAAATTTAAACGTATCTTACCTGTGAATAATCCTATTCCTAAAAATAGTTTAAAGGCAAGATACTTTGAAGCTAAGCCTACATTAGCATATATCATGAACAACTGTAAGTATCCATGGTATTTTGTAAATGGATTTAATATCAATATCAAGAATGCGTGGGAAGCATACTCTGATTATATTAAAGATAACAATTACAACTTTGAAGAGAAGAAACGTTTATTCAATAACTTTATTGATGTAGCTTCTACTTCATTTGATAATCGTTATTCCAAGAACTTTGTTCGTGAAGATGTAAATCTAGGTCGAGAAGCATTAGTAGTATTTGACCAAGATAATCAAAACTTCTATTGTGCGTTCGCATCTTCTAAAGATAAAGTATCAACAGTTGTTAAGTATGTAAATAATATGCTTGATGAAATCATTGAAAAATCTTATACTCTAAGAGACAAAATGTATACTCATCAAGAAGTTGCAGTATTATGTGATAGATCTATTTCTTGGGTTAAGAAAGCTGCAGAACACTTAGGTATTGATATCGATACATATTTGACTAAGGATAACGTAAAGGATCTTATGCATCTATCTACAAGATCTGTTGTAACTGAATCTTATGCAGATGCATCTAAATAAGGGAGAAACAAAATGGAAAATATCTCAGAAAAAATTAATCTTAATTTTGGTAATATTACATTGAATGGTACATTAGTATCATTTGATGAAAAACTTTTAAATGACTTAAAGATATTTAGGAATGGCATTGATTTCATGCTAAAGCTATATGGTTATGAAGAAGGACAAGAAATCAAAACAGTAGAACCATCTACTACTAATCCTGAAATGCCAATAATAGAATATCATCCTATTAGAGATAGTATAGAAGCGTATAAATTCCATGGATATGATAATTCATGGATTAAAGAAAACATTATCCCATTATATGGCGAAGCAGATCTTCTTTATATGGGTCTATATGTAATCGCCAAAAATGAATTTAAATACCCTAATCTATTCTTCGAAAAAGTTGTTAATGGATTGATGACTCCAAGAAAGATTGGTTTAGATAGATTTTGGTTTGATCTTGAAACTGAAGTGAGAAAGGAAGTTCAAAATGAATTGAATTATGCTGAAATGCTTAGAGTGGCAGAAAAGAAAATTCATGAAATTGAAGACAAAGTTGAAAACTTATTCCACGAATTAAAGAAACGTTGTGAAGGATATGACTTTGTAAACGTCTCAACATTAAGCAAACGGCTTGATATGTTTAGAGGCGATGTAAGACTTAGTGAAGCATATAAGCAACTATCTTACTATAAGAAATCTTATCCAGCTTATATCACTTCCACATTCCCAGGTGCTAAAGTAAAAAATACTTCAAATAGAGGAGGTCCTATGTATTTCATTAAGACGGCTGACCTAGATAAGCTATTTGAAATAATTGTTTCTGAACCTTGTACCGTAAAGACATTCTATACTATGGTATTTGGATTTAGAACTAGATTCATTGGTGATGGTATTTAAAAAAGATAGGAGTAGAGCATTACGCTCTACTCCCTCTTTATTTTTTTTATTAGATATCAGTCATTGTTACACCGATATACTCTTCTTTAGTTTCTTCCTCCATATTATAGATATTGAATCTAGCATCTGGAACTAAGAATTGATTTGTTTGGAAGAGTAATGTGATAATTCTAGAAATAGAATCTAGAATAGCAGGTTCTGTTTTGATAGAAGTTAATACTTTACCATCGAAGTCTTCGGAAAGAATATTGAATGGAGCACCCTTAGTAAGACCTTGACCAACTGTAAGAATAGCTTTGTCTGCATCATCATCAAAGTATGGTACATAAATCAAGGAGCAAAGTTTCAAGTAAGAACGGCATAATAAAGTAGCTACTGCTAAATTAATATCCTTTTCATCACCTTGAGTTAGATCATAGTATTTCTTTTCTAATTTAGAGAATGCACGGAAGCCTTCAAAGTTAGCAGCATTACCAACACCATCTTTAGCAGCAGAACGACAGTTTAATACAGCATCTTCTATAGCATCAGATAAAGGCATACGATCAGAAGTACCAATACCACCTACATAAAGATCTACCATATTAGCTTTCAAGATATTGATACGACGTTTTAAGTTACCAATCTTAACAAGTTCTTGACGAGTTTCTTCGTATTTCTTTAATGTAGCTTCTAAGTTACCAAGGTAGTTTTTGAAGAATTCAGTGTACTCACCTTTACCATCATACATATTTTTAGGATTGATGATTTTAGTAGAAGTAGAATCTACGATAACTTGTTCAGCTTGACCAGCGAATGTTTTTACATTGAATGGAGTCATAGCCAAGTCTTTAGATTTATCTTGGTTATATGTTTCAGGATCGATGTATTTCTTAATGAACTTAGCACCAGTAAGTTTCATAATATCCATTAAGTATTGGTTTTCATTGTCGATATTAGCTACTACACAAAGATATCCACGTTGTTCAGCTGGAGTATTTGTAAGATGTACCATGATTTGATCAATGAAGCTATTAGCATCACGAGAGATAGTAGGACACACGATCAAAGTAGGAGTTGGCATATCTTCTTCTTTGATTTGTTTACCTTTGTTAGCTAATTCGTTCAATTTTTGTAGAGGTTCAAAATAAGATTTAGTAACAATCATTTTGAAGTTTTCTACCATATCAGGAGTATCGATTGGAGATTCGAATACGTATACGTTAGGATGGGCTAAAGTACAAGTAGAATCTTTTTCATTGTTTGCAAAGCAAGGATCAATGAAACCAGCATCATAAGTCATACCATTATATGTTTTGATTTTAGTTTCTGGAGTATTGGATGCAGATACGTCGATGAATACATCCATACCATTTTCTTTATAGATATCTGTGATCAAACGAGCAATTTCATCATTACCATTTAATGATGTATATGCAATATTATAGATATCTGTAAGATTGGCTTCATGACCAGCAGCTTCGATTTCTTGGATACCTTCTTTAATGATATCTTTCAAAGCATTTACTAGTTTACGTTTAGGAAAGCCTTGTTCTTGTAATTCCAATAGACCTTTGAAGATCAAGTAAGACATGATAACTGCAGAGGTGGTGCCATCACCAATGGATTTGATTACTTGAGTACAGATAGTACGAATATCATCTTTAAGAATATCTTCGATTGGTTTGTCTAAATCGATATTCTTTAATACTGTAAAGCCGTCTTTTGTATAGTTAGACATGATAGCTTTGGAACCTTTTGCTCCATCTCTATAAGAATAAGCAGTATAACCACCCATAGGACCATAAGTACCTTGGATAGTATTAGCAAACAAATTAAGAGCACGCAATTGTGCTTCTCTCAATTGTTTTTCAGATACTACGTTGCTTACTAATTTCATTTAAATACTCTCCTTTACGTTAACCTTATTCTGGAAATTCAAAATTAGAATAAGGAGATATATATTTTATTGCATTGGTTTTAGATAAGAGAACTGCAAATGGATGATATTTCTTTTCGAAGAAATCTTCATAATTTAATGCATAATCATATAGATATATTGCTTTACCAGATACTCCTTTGTAATTGGTAATGCTATCTATATCGTGGACGAATATGGCATCAAATCCAGATACATCATCCAGTTCAATAACTGTGTTCCACTTACGGGTATGAGGGAATGCCTCAATTTGAAGTTGATCTGTTAAATTTTTGCAGTTCACTGTCACCTTGATTGAGCTGGTAGATTCTTCAGTACCTTTTAGTACACTTAAGATATCTGTAAGTCCAGCATACTTGATAACTTCTTCGTATTTATTGTTAAGAAGTTCTTCATATATACCATCAATTCTATTTAGATATTCTGGTTTGAATATAATAGAAAGAGGATTCTTTTCAGTTCTTGTAAGAGTAAGGTATTTGATATGATACATATTACTACAGTAAACCCAATCATTGAAGTAAGTGGATTTACCATAATTATCGATAAGGTAAAGCACACATGCCATATCGATATCATAAAGCATATCAAAGTCTACCATTAACTTTTTTGCATCCTTATCTTTTTTCTCAATCATATATCTTCCTCAAAAAGAAAAAAAGAAACGACAGTTGAGTCGTTTCTTTATTTAATTATCTTATTGCATAGAACCCATGATAGAATCTAATTCAGAACTTTGAATAGATTCTGTAGTTCCTGCGCTTGTATGAGTAGCTTGGTTATTACCACCACCATTATTGAAGTAAGATTTATTTTTGTAACCACCATTGTAGTTAGAATCTAAATCTACACCAAGTTTAGCAGCAATTTTATTCAAGTATGGTTGAGTATGAGAAATATTGGAGTATGCTTGTGCATTACTCATAGCTGTATAGTACTCACGCAATTGTAAGGAAATCATTTCTAATTCAAGAGTATTGAAATGATCGAAGTCTTGTGTATAACCAGCTGTTTTAGGATCAAAGCCTACAATAGCATTGTAGAAACCTTTACGAGTTTCATAGCTGTATGCTTGTTCGATTTGACCATTTTCATTAAGTTTCTTAATGCTGATAACGATACCAGCTTCTGGCTTACCATATACTACTTCTGGATCTTCTACTGTAATAAGATTATTACCAGAAGCAACACCAATATTTCCTTGAGTTAAAGCTTGTTGTTCTTCTTTAGATGCTTGTAAGAATTGGTTAATCAATGCTTCAAACATTTTCGCCTTTTGAGGTGTCAAATAAACAGAGATGCCGTTTTTAGTGTCATAACGAGTTTCTCCATTTTCAGATTCAATTACTGGAGAGATTGAGATCTTTAAATTGTTTCTCCACATAGAGAAGCTAATCATTGTTTTATCAATAATAGATTCTTTGTTAAAGAAACTGTACCCATAAACAGTAGGGGTCGATTGTTGTTGGTTATCAAAATTGCCGAATGCCATTTTATAACTCCTTTTCTTTTCTTACTACCTCTAAATAAAAATTCTAATATAATGTATCCGATATCATAAATTATAAGTTTTATGAGGCCTATATCAGATTAGCATTATACTAGTCCTCATAATTATAGTGTATAATTAAGATTGCAATTAATTATATACTATAATTGTGAAGTCATATAATTTTAATAAGGAGGATTTATAATGGCTGTAAAGAAAAACGAAACTGCTACTGTCGAAAAGAAGCGTAAAAGAAAAATTGGCGTTGGCGATCTAATTGAGCTCTATAATGAAGGAGCATTTAGTAATGAACCAGTAGGTAAAGCTATAGCAGCTGCTATGGAAATTCATTTAAGAACTCTCATTGTATCTTATAGAGAAGAGCTTACCAAGTTAGCTGAAGCTCAAGAAGCTAATGGGGAAATTGTTTATACGCCTATTTATTTTGGTAAAGGTGGAGCTGGTGTAAGAAAGGCTATTGCTGAAGGCAAAGAAGCAGAAGAACTTAAAAAAGGAAAAAGAAAGATAGGATTTGCTAAGGAGGGATAATAATGAATCATAAAGAAAGAATACTTATTGGGAAAGCTTTATTAAAATTCGATAATGGAGCTTTACCTTTTGATATTCAATCAAGAATACTATCTAAATTAAATGATTATAAAGAGTATTTAATTTATAGAGAATTAGAAAATATTATTGCATCTAATGGTATAGATACGGATATTAGTGATACTGTAGATTTACAAGTTGAAGAAGAATCTCTATCTATATCTTTGAGCAATGATGTTTTAGATGAACTCTTTAAAACTTGTATAAGAAATAATAAAGGAATGTTTGATACAGCTCTTAATGTGGATATACCATTTGTAAAATATTTAGTTAAGATCAATAGTCCATTTATTATGCTTAAGGAAGAATTGACCAAAGAAAAGTATCCTATGACGTATAAGCAATATGTGGATATAAGAAGATTCTTAGGAGCTAGAAAGAGTACCAAAGAAATATTCTCTGACCTATATGACGAATATTGCAGATTTAGAGCAGAGATAGCTGTGCCATATTTAAACACGGTCGGCTCTAGTTTAAATAACAATGTTGGCAATGTTACAGAATTTAGACGCTTTATCAAAACTATGCAATCTAATAGCTTAAGACCTTATACAAGTAAATACTTCTTCTATATTAATACTGGAGATTATCCTACAAGTATAATCCTTCCTAATATGGTAAAGAATGGAATAACTAGAGGTAACGACTTAGATAGAGACAGGAGAGCATGATGTTAGAGAAAGAATATAAGATAGAAGAATTATCTGAGTTATATGAACAAGGATTCTTTAAGAATACTAGAATAGGTCAAGAGATTGAAGATATGGTAGCAGAATTCAAAGAGAACCTATTAAGAAATAATAAGATTGAGCTTGCAAATGCTACAAATCTTATTCTTCAAGAAGAAGGAATAGAAACTACTGATGAATTCTATGAAAAGTATATTGCAGATAAAAGACGTACTAGAGTGAATATGGCTTTATTCTCTTTTATCAAATATCTTAAATCTAATCATCCTGAAATGATTAGGGCTCAAAGTGATTTATATGATGATAATTTTGTGGATCTCAAAACTGTTAGATTGCAATTTAGAAATGCTAGAAACTATTTCAATGACTTGCATCTATTATATAAGAATTTCTATGATAGAAATAACTTTACTTATATAAATCAACGCCTATTCTTAGAAAAATTATCTGAGTTCCCATATTATTTTAGGATAGATCCTGGAAAAGTTATACCTCCAGAATATTTTAAATAAACACAAAGAAAAGAGAAGGGAACTAAATCCCTTCTCTTATTTTTTTTATTGTTCAGCTTCAAGTTCGTATTCATCATAGATCTTCATGCGTGTGTCATAAAGATCGCCTTTGAATAATTGATCGCGTTTAACTGTAAGTTCTTTATACATGCGATCAAGTTGTTTGAATTCTTCTTTTGTAAGTTGATTATTTTCAACATAGTCTTGAAGATAAGCAAGTTTAGAATTGATATTAGCCATAAGCATAGGAACAGCATCAGGTTCGTTTTCTAATGCATTTTGTTGTTCCATAGCTATCTTAACTAAATCATCTTCCATTGCTTCTGGAACAGATTTCATTTTCTTATTAGGAAGGATAGAGGATTTTACTTCTTCATATAAGATATGCTCAGCCGTACCAGCAGATTCTATCAATGCATCATCATCAATACGATTTAAACGTCTAGCGATATTATCCAATTCTTTGATTTCAATCTTAGAAGGGGATAATTGTTTACAACGATCAATCATCATAAGAGCAGGAATTCGGTTATCACGAACATTTTTGTATACTCTTAGTACCCATGCTAATACTATGAATTTATTATTGATTTCTTTGTTGTAGTTGTACCAATTCAATGCAATCTTATTGAATGCAGATTTGATATTTTGTTCATAACCACACCATTCAAAGAAATCGTTCATAACAGGATTATTATCTACTTCTTTTTTATCAAAGATAGTAATAAATTTACGAACAGCATCTCTGAAACCATAGGATAATAATTCCATATAATGGATAGAGTCAGAGATCTTTAATACGTCATTATTTTTTGTAAGATGAGCATCAATTGCTTTACATACAGATTCGCATGGAGCAGCATCGCTTACTAAGTTATATACTTCATGCATAAGAAGAGCAGCAATTTCTTTAGAAGAAAGATTGATATCTTCTTGGAACAATTTAGAATCTAATTCTAAGTAATATTGATCGATAACGTATTTTTCACCACCAGTGATGATTTTGATTACTTGTTCAGCATCAATCTTAGGCATAGCATATATACCAAAGAAGAGTTTATCTGTATTATTAGTGTATAAAACTCTAAGACATTTAGCATCAAAGAATTTATTCAATGCATTTTGTAAATCCAAAATAAATTCTTGTTTTGGATCTTTCTTTATATTCTGAATCGCTATTTCGATATCATCATAAGCGTCTTTAAGTTTAGTTTTAGCTAGGATATCCAATGTTAATCCTCCTTAAATAACTCTAGAGTAAAATAAATTGTACAATTATCTAAATGTTTCCAGTATAAGAAAGGATGGGTACTATGAATAACAATATTTATGTAAGTGCCAGACGTGCTTTGAATGACTATGATGCCAATAAGGTGACTTATAGCAGAAAGAAGTTAAATAAGAAAAAAGAAGAACCATTTGTAGAACCTAAAAAGTCTGATATGTGTATTGGAACTGGTTCTCCTATGGATGTAAAAAATCATAGATAGATATACTATATATTAGAGGTTCAGCGTACCTCTTAAAGTAAGTTTTCTTTTCTTCTACTCTTTAGGGGCTTGTGATATAGAGTTTAACACTCTATATCATATCCTCTTGTAAAAATCAGTTTCAGTTATATACTATAATAGTGAACCTGAGTTAAAGAAAACTAGGTATTTTGTTTAAGTCAATTATTTTTTTAAGAGGAGGTTTGTTTAAAATGAAAACAACAAACAGCAACAATCAAAAACGTAGTAGTTATTCTCGTGGAGGAAACCGTAACAACAATTACTCCAAACCAAAATATGGTAAATCTACTACAACAAAAAGCTCTTATTATGGAACACCAACATCAAAGAGCAACTACAACACTTATCAACAAGATAAGTATGACAACTATGGCCGTCCAGTATCTGAAGTTGCAGAATATGGTAAATGCCAAAATGCGGCTAATGATTTAATGATTAAAGGGAATAAAGCCCATATTAAACATTTCCCTACAATCTGCTACATTAAAGACGTTCTTAAAAACAATATTCAAGATCCAACAGCAGGATTCCTACATATTACAGAACGTGGTCTTGATGGAGTGTCTTTCGATTCTATGAAAGAAGAATTCGATGTGCTTCATCCAAATGAGTTGAAAACAAACATTCAACCATTCATCGATGCTATCTTTTCTGCATTCGTAACTAACGGCGTATTTGATAAGAGAAATGAAAACAATATCTCTATCATTAAATTATTGGTTCGTGAAAAGAATTGTCTAGAGAAGACATTCAATTACGACAAGATGGCATTATTAGCATCTAAATATGCCGTAGAGTATTCTAATGAAACTCTTATTACTATCGATGCTATCAAAGCAAGAATGTTTAACTCTCTTGCTGAAAGTGTATTTGCTATTGAGACAGAGCTAGCAAAAGGACCTGTTGATTTTAAACGAGATGAGACTCGTGTAAATTATATCAAAGTTCCTATCCGCTCCTTCTTGATGGAGTATGCAACCTGTTGCCAAGAAGTATTGGCATTGGTTAAACCAAAACGTTATCGCGGTTAATATCTACACACATTAAAGAGAATGGGGTGAGTTCCCATTCTCTTCTATTTTGTCTAAAAGGAGAATAAAATGAAAGAAGTAATTAAGACAATAGCTAAATTGGTAGTGGTACTAAGCCTATTTTTTGCATGCACTAACGTAAGTGCATTTAGTACATATGTGCGGGATGACGTTACAGGGGCTCTGAGACTTAACTTTGTTTCAGAAAGTTTCGGATTATTTAAAACAGACAAAGATAACGTTTACAAAGGTCGAGTTACAATGAAAGTTAAAGACCTAGAAGGTAAACTTAATGGAAACAATCCAGAAATAGAAGTTTATTATTTATGGGATAAAAACACTGGGAAGTTCTATCTTACTACTGGTAAAGTAGATGGGCAAAAAGTTCAAGGTGCTAAATGGGGTCCAATTAAAATGGATTCTTCAACATTCGAAGTTGATAAAAGCGTAACCTATTATGTGTTCTATCGCATGTGGTTAAATAACACAGAAACAGAAACTGGTGATAAATTGGATACAGTTACTTTAATGCAATTATTCCACTTAATTAAAGATGGAACAATTCCAAGTATTGATAACTAAGGAGAATAAAAATGATGAAAGCAAAACATATTGCAGTTTTAGTATTAGCTTGTGTAGTTGGTAGTGGTGCAGGCTATTTGCAAAATAATTATGATATCTTTAATACTACTGCAGCAACAAATACAGAATACTCCTCTTCTAAAGATATGAGTGTTCAAAGTTCCCATCCTCCTATTAAAGAGGATAATCAAAAAATTACAAAGAATGTGGATGCTAAAGGTAAGATGAAAGTATCTGCATATCCAGAAACTTATGTATATCCTGACACTTTAGAGTATACAAAAACAAATGAAAAAGTTACTGGTAGTATTACTGTAAACAACATGGATCAAGATTCTGTAATGGACTTTGAAATCTATCTAAAAAGCGGTATCATGAAGACATCTATGAAAGGGTCAGATCATTGGGATGAAACAAATCCTATTAGACCAATGGGTACTGAACCACGTTATTACGTTGCAAAATATATTGTAGATGTAATGCGTAACAACAATAGTCACATTTTAGATCATGGTACTTATCAAATGATGACTCAACGATATTAGTTTTTAATTAAGGAGAGTATCTTATGAATTTTAAATCTATAATACTATCTATTCTATTCTTATTTGGAATCCTATTTATTCCAAATATATCTTATGCATATGATAATATCTATTCAGGATATTATGATGATGGAACGCCTATTCAAGTAGCTACATATGATGAATCTTCTTTTAATTATCACAATATAGAAAATAGTGATGTAATAGAAGGAGCTGTAGTTGTAAATGAATATAACACAAATAAGATAGTCTATTTCCAATACCACCCCAAATATAATAACTTATGGGTTAGAGTTGGAGATGATGGAGAATGGATGTATATAGATGGAGTCGAAGATACTCTCTATTATATCTATGCAATGGATATTTCATTCCAATTGCTAGATAGTGGTAAATTAGATGAATCAAAAATAAAGAAGTTTGTTCCTAATTACAGAGAGGAAATTTAATGAATTATAAATTTTCAATAATAGCAACTGTTGTGACTGCTATTATTGTAATATTATTTGAACTGATTAAAAATGGGGTGTTGAAATGAGTATGAAGGCTATGATTATCATTGCAGTATTAGCAGTAGTTATCCATCAATTACTAAAATAAGAAGAGGATTAATTTCCTCTTCTTTTTTGTTGTGTCTAATATTAGGAGGTTAGATTATGTTTTCATCAATAGTAAAAGATGCAAAATCTGGTAATATGGATTTTGTTAATTCAATAGATGAACTAATAGAATATATAGAAAGTTTATATAAGGGAAATAAAAATTTTAAAAGGTCTTGGGATAAATACGATTCTTTTGGCAAGATAAAATTTATTTTATTTTCTAGTATCAAAGATAATCCTTTAGATAATTTGATATTAAGCCATACATTCAAAATCCAAGCTAATTACATGGATATTGAATCTCTTATCAAATTAGCTAATTATTTAGGAATAGATGAAAAGGCTGAATACAAATCTATGGATGGTACTGTTACTACTAACCTAAATGTATTATCCAATATATTAGGATTGTGGCGTGTATGGGATAAGCTCAGTATTCAATATACACGAATGAAAGAGAATATAAGAAATTATACTAATGGTGAGTATCCATACTATGATAGTTTAGATACTGATCCATTTTATTTTATGAGTTAATTGGAGGTAAAACTTATGTTTGAAGCTATAATAGAAAATAATAAATATAATAACTATTGTGAGTATACTGAAGATTTTATTGTTGGATTAGAAGAAATAATGAGACAGGATAAGGCGCTAAAGGCTGAATTATGCAAGCTTGACCCATATATTAGATTAAAACTTATTCTATTCAATACTGTTACAAAAGACAATGAGAAGTTCAAAGGTTCATTATGTGAATCACTAACTACTGAGATTAAAGACTTAGATTTTAGATCTATAATAAATATAGCTAGATATCTAGAGATTGATCTAACTAATAACAATATTTACGAATCTAAAAACCTATCTATTATTTCCAATATGCTAAGTAAATGGCATGTCTGGAGAGGATTAGGATTATATAGAAATTCAGATGTGGTTCTTACTAAAACAAAAGAATATGTCTTTAATAAACATGATTTTATAGACGATCTTGGATATCCTGTATTTTAAATAAATCAAGAAGTAAGGAATAATTCCTTACTTCTTTTTTTTTGTAAAACATTTTTTTATGATTATATACTATAATAGTGAAATAGATGTGGGAGTCTATTGGTTTAATTAATAGGAGGAAATAACAATGTTAAAATTTAAATCTATCTGTGAAGTAGAATTGCTAAAAAAAGAATATGATGTGGTGGATGACCTCATAAGAGTTAATAAATCCATCGAAATATTCGACGGATGTATGTTCGATTATGAACTTCATTTAGTAGCCAATTATTTGAATAAAGTTGCTACTGATAAAGCTTCTGTGGTAAAATTCTTTAATGATGCTATCGAAAATGATATTATTAAAGAGAAATATTGGGTATCCTATTTAGATACACATATGGAGTATCGCTATGTGGAGGATGGCGAAACTTTATATGCTTATGAAACAGAAAATAATTCCCCATTGGCAATAAGAGGAAGTAGAAAGGAGATTGAAAAATTTATTAAAACTGTTATATTTATGGCTAATGAGGTAGAAAAAGATTTAGGCGATTATAAAAATGGTGTTCCTAAATCAATTATTTCTAGATCATCAATAAATAAAATCCTAATAGAGGAGTTTAAAGGCGATATAAACCAATTTTGTAAATATATTTTAAAGAAAATAGACTTTTCAGAATTGAAAGAAGATTTCGAAGATGTTGAAGTTGAAAACTTCAGCATCGACAGGGCATATTACGAGCAACGCGCTTATAGTTGCCCAGTATAAGATATAAGAAGAGAACTAAGTTCTCTTCTTTTTTTGTAAAATATTTTTTTTATAATTATATACTATAATAGTGAAATAGACGTGAGAGTCTATTGGATATTTTGTTTTAAAATAAAGGAGATAATAATATGTTTTTGGCTAATACTTTCAATACAGATAATGGCGTTTCAGATTCATTCCCTATCGAATCTGGTCTCTATTTTAGAAATGATAAAAAGATTAAAAATGATCATGTTATCTTTAATAAAAGTATCGACAGTTGGAGCGATCAAGTATACAGCTTGAGAGCAGTAATTGAGGGTTCTGGATATGATCTTAATATCGACTCCATTGTAGAGTTTTTTAAGAAGGGATATGACAATACATTTTCTGTTACAAAAAGATCTATAAGTTATTACGAGTATTTAGAAGATACTCGTGAGAAACGATATGAGGATTATAAAACAGAATACAGAGCTATTTCATCTGTGACTGCATTTCAATTTATTATTCGAGGTAGTGATACTACTGAATTAAAAAAATTATTAAATTGTTTGTTTATGACCATGGAAGGCTCTGATAAGTATGTAAATACAAAAGGAGAGGTTGATACAATGGTCTACAATATATCAGAACTGGTAACAGAAGTAGGGGGGAGGAGTAAACTGATTGATCTAATAATAGAAGGTGTCAAACCTTTTATGAGAGATCTATCAGAGGAGGATTTAAAAATTATGCCTTGGCTAGGTATAGAGGACATATTTACTGCTACGGAAGATCAATTACCTACAGAGTATGCTGAGCTTCCATATTACTGCTGGTAGAAAATAAAGAGAGCTTAGTCTCTCTTTATTTTTTTTTCTAAAATTGGTTATAATTATATACTATAATAATGAGATAGACGTGGGAGTCTATTAGATTTAATTTCATTTTATTTTTTATTTTAAGAAAAGGAGATTATAAAAATGGAAATTAAAAATGCATATGGGGTAAAACTAAGCAAAAATGGTATTGATTATACATCATTAGAAAGCCAAGATTGCAAATTAGTTAAATTGTTTAATAATAATAATAATAAAAAAGGTGATCAATCAAAAGTTTTTAAAGATATAATCAAATGCATCAAAGCACGTTCTATAGATGATAAATATCAACTTTTGTCATTTTTTAGGAATATGATAAAAAATGATATAGTCAAAATGAAACACCGTTGCATTGTAGGTGGAGAACGTAATGAAATAATTTGTTATAGTTATATCATAGATAGATTTGTACCATTCGCTATAAGAGGAACTGATAGAGAAATAAGAAAATTTATTAGAACTGTATTAAACGAAGGCGACTACGTTGTTAAGGATGAGAGAGGTGTAGTAATTGAGAGATCTCATCTTAATATTGTTTTGAGAGATTCAAATATGTCTAAAAGCGATATGTATCATTATATCTTAAAAGGCTTGAAACTTTCTGGAAATAAGCATACAAGATTTCCAGCGTTATACATGACAAATTGGGATGGAAACCCATATTATAAATACAATGGAGGTACGATAGATCTAAGAGGGATCAAATAAAATTATTAAAATAAAGAGAGCTTTGTCTCTCTTTATTTTTTTTTTACTTATATACTATAGTAATGATATATTAGTAAGGAGGAGATAATAATGGAAAAAGTCGAAATGGTAATAATGGAAAATTTTGAAAGCAAAAGTAATAAAAGAATTTATTCTGTACCAAATTATTATAGGTTCAATGAATTATCAGCAAATATAATTATTAAAGACCCAAAGGATAAAAAACCTGATACTTTATTAGAATTAGATGGTCAAGAATTATATGATAATATAAAGCTATTTGATTTAAAGAAGCTTACTGGATTAGATAGAATCAATAATATGGTTCCTATAATAGATTTATTTGGTAAAATGCTGATTAACACAATTATTATAAAAGATTATAGGGCTTTGTATTTTGGAAATGAAAGAGTATTTAAAGATTCTAATATTAGAAAAATAGAAAATGTAATAGAGTATATATCTTGTATTGAGGATTGTGGGAATATAGCTCTAAGAGGAGATGTAAATTCTTTAAAGAATTTTATTAAAACAGTTGTCACATATAACTTCTGTGCTTATAGAAAAGATATGGTAGGAGTATTCAATTACACTTATCTAGGTAATGGTGAAGGATTAGAAGAAGATTTAGATGGGATAAAAGAATCTAAAGATAAACAGTTTGATACCTATGTATTCCCAGAATTAAAAGAAGAATTAGAATTTGCTTCAGATATAACAAATAATATATCAGAAACCGATATTGTACAAATCAAGATGTAATTCTAAATCTAAATTAGATACAATCAACCCCATAGACCGTAGTGGCCTATGGGGAGTTGTCATCGGATTTTCAAAAGCTTGAAAATAATTTTAAGATCTTTTCTCTAAGATCTATTAAAGTTTATTTTTTTTCTGATCTAACTAATTAGATTAGTTTTTAGGATCGGTTACTGCATAGTTAGGGGATGGGTATGCATAGTTTTGATCTGCAATACCATCTTGAGGAACGCCAGGAGCTTTGCCATCAGGATAGATTACGGAACGAGCAGTACCAGGTAATTCTGCAGTATGGTCTACATATACACCGTTGCCTTTAGCATCATGAGTATAAGTAATTTTGTTAGCAGTGTAGTCGTTCATAGCACGATCTTTGCTTACAGGAGTTTTGTTTTCGATATCTTCAACAAGACCTGTTGGGTTAACGATTTGGATACGACCTTGAACTGGTTGGTATTGAACGAATAAGAAACGTTCGAACGCAGTTACTGCTGGCA